GTGAGATATTTCCAATCGAAAGATTGATAACCCGTTGGAACTTCGGTTCCTTCTAAAACCTTGTCACAGGAAGCGTAATGCTTAAAAGTGGCCGAGATTTGTAGGCTGATAACCTCTTTTCTTGTATTTCTTATTACAAATTTAAATAATTTAAAGAAAATATATACGACGTGGTCTGAATTTAATGAAATGTCTTACGATGAAATTGAGATGAAGTTTGGCTTAGAACCATCAAACACCGAACAATCTCCATTTTTACTCCCTTTTCAGTGCGAACTGTTATATCAAAGAGCGAAAGTGCGAAGACTTGATATTTATAACAGGCTAGACGAATATAATTGTGTTGATTTACCCCTTCCAAACGACCGAACAGGTATGGGAGCAAGGTCAATCATTCGGGATCACCTTAGATCTTTGGGCAAGGTCAAACCTTTGACTATGAACAAAGCGAAGTGTGTAATACCTCAGTCGACTTCCCCCGGTCTTCCATTTACTAGGCAGGGTATATTTAAGAAAAGTGAAGCTCTACGACTAATAGGACCTGAATTATCAATTATTAAACGTATTTTAAAGACTAAAGGTCATCGATTTGTTGATCTTTATCCATGTGTTGCTGTTGCACGCTGTGCCTTAGGTCCTCAACCTAAAGTACGACTTGCGTGGATGTACCCATGTGTTGTTACTGTACTGGAAGCTATGTTTGCTACTCCGCTACAAGAACTTCTTTCCTCTTCCCCTTACTTCGGTTGGGATGTGAATTGGTTAGCTGGATCTTCGCGTGATGTATTTACTGGTTTTCAATCCGGTCTGGACTCTAATCTTAGGTTTAACCTTGACTGGTCACGTTTCGACGCTCATGTACGAAGGAGTGCTATTAAATGGGCTTTTTCCATTTTATGGAAGTTAATAGATATCTCCCACCTTTCCACAAAAGAAAAGCGATTTTATTCTGAGGCATGGAAACTTATAGTTAGGTACTTTATACATACCCCAATTGTATTTAAGAACCGTTACTATGTCAAAACTCAAGGCGTACCATCTGGAAGCTGTTTTACCCAGATTATTGATACACTTGTGAATATGTATTATACCAGCGATTTACTTATGTTAATGGCTGTAAGATCCTACCGTTCTCTGGAGGAGCTGTTTTCATATGCTAAGTTTCTTGGTGATGATGCACTCTGTAATGCTAGAGTTGCAGGACAATACAATTCAGCTGATATTATCAGGTACAATGCTTTTTATCGTCATGGGATGATATTGAGTTCTGAGAAGTGTCATTTTAATACAAATCGAATAGCAGGCTACAATGATGCCGAATGTTTCTTTCTTTCGAGAGAGCTTCGTTCGTCCATCAATGTAATAGTTCCTTTGAGTAAAGTAGTTGCTCAAATTCTTTTGCCTGAAAGACAAGACCGTTCTCCTGGTGACGTAAAGACGCGTGTTGTGTGTGTTGCATGGATGTGCGGCACAACCCGTCCCAACTGGATTTTCCTTACACGTGTATGGAATTACCTTTTGGAAACGTATCCGGATGTTGAACCTTCTAGTCTACCGCGAGACTTATTTCGTGTATTTACCGAAATCTTTAAGTTCACGCCTCCGCTAACTTTCCCGTCGAGAGAGGAGGTGATCACTCGTTATCAGTCTATATAGTATAGGCGAGACGGCAGCCGAGTTCGAGGCTTTATATCGGAACACCAGCACTGTGCTGGGTAGGGACATATGTGGCTTAACACTGTGTTATTCCTAATTATACAACCCCC